AAGGTTTGCTCCTGCTTGGACGGGGAGAATAGGGTTTGCCATTAATTATGTTCCAGATAAATGTTTTTGAATGACAAGTTTACTCATGTCATAAAACGGTGTTGTCGAACCACCCGCATTAAACATTGGCATGGCGTTTGCTAAACCTTCAGCAGAAATACCTTGCGGTGGTTGCGGTGGTTGGTAATTATACGCTTCTTTAATCGATCCGAGTAAGGGTTCGTTTTTAGGATGCATAACCGCACCAAAGCCTTGCCCAAATTTATCGGTGTATTGTTTTCCTGTTTGGCCGTACATGCTAACGCCTGTGCCATTCCAAATGGTTGAGAAGGGTTTTTTTAATCGCATTGCAGTTTGCATTTTATCATACAATGCTCCGCCAAACCCAGCGGAAGTATCATCAAAGCCTTCTTTCATTAACATTTCTGCAATCATTCGAGCTCTTGGATTGTTCATGTTCATTTCATTAAATCCAAAGTCGCTACGACCTTCTTGCAACAACAACGCCGCCAAGTATTCGGGCGGTAGTTGTGGCACGCCATATTTCTCGCCGGCTCTCATCGCCTTGATAAAATCTTGCATGGTGGTTTTATCCACACGAGACGGCAAAGTTTCCAATCGATCTTTTGCGCCAAATTTGTTTTGCGGATTAGAGCGATAAAACGAAACGGGGTTGGGTGGTGTCATATCTACCAACGGACCAATAGAACCCAAACCGCTCACGCCATCTTGCGTGGCTGCTCGTGATAATCGAGTAGTTGTGCCCGGCGACGGTGGTTGACCACCGGCTTGCATGTGAGGAATGCCAGCAGACTCAAACATCATTTCTTGCGGTGATTTGATTGGATATGGGAGCATAGGGTGAGAAAGTTTAGATAAGACTTCTATTACTACTTATGCAAAAAGGGATGTGTTTCCGCCCTACACCGCATAGGGGTTGTATCGTTTCTTACGCATCTCATCGTCGGCATAGTCGTAGTCTCGGTGCGGGAGGGGATCGAGCGAGATCCAACCCGAATCCCGTAAAACCCGTAACGCTTGGGATAGGGCATCCACATAGTCATCGTGCCCACCAGACTCTGGGAACGAACAGACTTGACGGATGAACCGCTTTGCCCAATCAGCAAACTCGCCGGGTATCTCGGGGTTCTCTGGCACATACGCCTTGCCCTTGGCAATGAGCGGTGCCACGATGTTCAAACGCTGCACCTTGTCCGCTTTGCCCGGGTTATAACCTCGCACGGGGGTGCCAGACTGCTGAAGCTCTTGGATGAGCGAAATGCCTGCCGACTTATCCTCGATCAGAATGAGGTCTGCTTTCCTACCCTTAGCAAAGTCGTTGTCCGCACCGTACACCACCTCTTTGTAGTCGTCAACCACTTTCCTACGCAACTCGGGGTAAGACATGTGAGCATCCCATGCATCCAAAAGGATGATGCAAGTGCCTTTGTCGGTGTCCTCAAACACGCCCCACACCTCGCATGCGGTTGGGTCATTGACAGTCTTTTCCGAAGTCGCTGGATCGTATGAGGCGATCACATATTCCAAGACGGGCGTTGGTTTCTTGGCTGGCCACATCTTAAACCACTTACGCTTGACAATACCAGCGTCTTCTGGATCAAGGATCGCACCGTAGATCTCCTGTTTACCAAGGTCGGTGCCTTCGTATGTCTCAAGGGCTTTAAAAAACGATTTAGAGAGGTTGGCTCGGTTGTCGTACGAGCTGGCGTTCACCACATACACATCACCCCCTACCTTACCCTCGTTTAAGTCAACAATCAACTCTCTGGGTTTGGGGGTGGTGGTAACAATCTGCTGAACTCGAGCTATGCGTGGATCACGCAAACGCAAGGTAAACTGTGCTTGATCCCATGCGTCGTCTAGGTAGTCAAACGCAGCCAACTCGTCAAACCACGCCCCATGGAACTGTTTACCACGGTAACGCTCTGGTTCAGAGCCGGGGATGCCTTGGATGATTGAGCCGTTTTTAAGGTGGATCTCAAAGAGCGATTTGTTGTAGGTGTCGATCAAGACGGGCGGGATGATGTTCATTAAACCCGAGTCGCCCTCAAAGCATGTCGCGCGAATGTCGTTCGATGTCGGGGCAGTTACCAACCACCGAGTGCCGCCGTTAAGGGCTGCACGCAGTCCAATCCAATTTGAGGCGGTGTAGGTCTTACCCGCACCACGACCAGCCAACATGAGCATGGTGTCATACTCGCCGTTGTCGGGTTCTCGTTGGTGATCAAGTGCTTGGAGTTCCCAACGCACCCGCCACAGGGCTAATTCAAGTTGATCCTTGGGCCAATGCTTGTTTTTCTGTGCAAAGTTAGCAAGTAACTTTTCTTGTCCTTTGGTTAATGCCATATTGGTAAAAATCCTTGTCCTACGACAAATGGTTCGTCAGTAACGATGTGTATACTGGGTTTAGGGTCAATCTTTTCGATGGTTTTTACGATCCTACGATCAAAATGCTTCGAAATTTTGCGACTTTTTTGAAGGGGATTTAAAAAAAGTTGCGACTTAAATGCAAGTTGGTGCGTAAAAGACGATTTATTCTCAAAAACTTGCGTTTTCATGCCAAGAGACTCGCAAATCCCTTGCAAAACAATCAAAAAGTTTAAATTTCTACTAAAAATCAAGAACTTATCGAGTTTTTCGTTGTACGAACCTGGTTTTGTGGCGATCACACCCCGTAACAGATCAATTCGTTGCTCCACCGAGCCAAAGGTGTACTCGATTGGCAGTTTGGACGGCACAGTCTGGTACCGAGTAAGGAAGGATGTCCGAATTGAGGGGCGAATCTCCATGACATTACGGGATTGCATCTTAAAACTCCAGCCCGTTTTGCGGATTTCCTTTTGCACATACTCCACCACGCTCTCCCGTAACATGTAACGGTTGTTGGGGTTGGTTCGTGTCATCCACATCCCCACGATAAAGGGTGGCACGGGGTGGTCTTCAAACGGAAAATGGATGGGCTTCGTAGTACGCACCGAATAAAACCCCTGATCGTACCCGCCGTCTAAGCCACGCTCGAGCATTTCCAAGGGGCTGGCATAGCGTTGCTTTGCCCAGCGTTTATAGATGCCACGGTAACGGCTTTCTGTTTGCCGATCAAATAGAGTTTGGACAGGGAACTTGGTGTGTTGATCCACATCCACATAAACCCCATCGGACAGTGCCACGCAAAACATTTCCGCTGGGGTGTAAGTCTGGATGCTTTTGATCTGGATAGGTTTGCCCTCCTTAGAAAAGACCCAATCACCTTTGGATAAGTCTTTTGCTAAAGCCCAACCATCTAGAACAGGGATGGGGGTGCTACTTGAGATTGCCATCCGCAATCCAATCATCGAGGTACTGGTTTAATGGTCCTCGAATCTTTTTAATGATGTCCCATGGTAGTTTGTTGATGTCCATAAAATCGTTCACCGCAATTCGATATCTTAAAAACGCCAGAGTCTCCCTATTAAAAACGGAGGCTGGCACTTGGACTTCTTCAAACGCCGTAGGGGTGCAAATCATTACTAAAATCGCTCCGATGCTTTTATCGGGTTTCTCAAGCAAACCTTTGATTTGGTATGCGTAATACTTAATCGTCATATTTAGACCTGCGTCGCAGCTTACCAGCTTGTCGCCGTTTTTTCAGTTTGGCTAGTCTATCGCGTCTTAGCGCTTTTTCAAAAGCAATCGGACTGAGCCAACGTTCGCCACGGAATCCGTTGGATAGGACGTCGGTCCTGTAGTTGTAAAAGAACATATCGCCGTGCTGATCGCCACAACGGTATGGGGATTTGGTAAGTGGATTAAGTCTCTTCATACATCTACTTATGCAATTTCTATACAACATCCGCCCTATTGTATAGAACTATCCATAGTATCCACAGAAGACAGGATACAAAAAACGATGTTTTTGTCCACCAGCCCTTCTTCCAAGTGATTGATTTTATTCCAATGTATAGAACTTCAATCCACAGTATCCATAGTATCCACAGTATATTTCACTTATACCCCCTACTAGTATTATTCTTTTTTTTAAAAGAGAAATAAAAGAGAAATACTATGGATACTATGGATACTATGGATTTGAAATTTTTTATTTAACTTAATCAAGCACTTACGACACTCAAAAGTTGTATAGAACTATCCACAGTATCCAGGATGCAGTGCAGCAATTTTTTTTTATCTTTACAAATCAAGCACATAACTTTTGAGAATCTATACATTCTATGGATAGTTCTATACAGCACCTAGTAGAATCAATAACTTACAGCATTTCTAAATGAGAATGATTATCATTTGAGCCTAATTCTATACAAGTTTATTCCACATTATGAAAAATAAAAAAATATCGGGAAATTTGCACGGCCTTGAGATTGGTGTGGGACCCCCGCGCCCGAAACTCAGGGAGTCAAAAAAGGATGGTGCGGCGCAACAAATTGCCCCCCTTGGTTAGTAAGCACTCACTAACCTGACAATGCACCAATTTGGTGCAGCGCTGAAGTAAGCACTCACTTACTTGTTGCAGTGCAACAATGTGGTAAGTAAGCACTCACTCACATCGGCCAAGTTAGTGAGCACTTACTGACCAGATTGGTTAGTTAGTACTCACTCACATCCTGGCCGCACCAATTTGGTGCATGGCAATTTGGTGCAATGCAACAATCTGCTAAGTTAGTAAGTACTCACACACAACCAGGCCAGGGTTTACCCTAATAGGGAAAGTACCTATTGACAATTTGGGCTGCATTGTTTTGGTGCAGGGCGCACTAAATTGGTGCTTGCCAAAACGCTCATAGTGACACGATCGGCATTGAGTTAAGGGGTAGGTGTCACAAATTGCTAAAATGCCACTATGGGCTTATACGAGCGTGCGAGAGGCATAGGGCAAATGCGATTGATTATCATCTAGAATGACAAGCAAAAAGTGTACCAATCAAGGCCAGGGATAACCCTATTAGGGTTTATTTATCTGTATTTTGCTTTAACTAAACAATAAAATTATGTTAGTAGTACTTTTTATTAATCATCAAGGTGAATATATGCAAACTAATAAACCAGTAAAACGCAAATCCTTATTGGGATTTGATACCAATAGCAAAACAGTAAAGGGGCAAACCCTAGGATTTTATACGGGCATTCTCTATTTAGCACCTAGTGACATAAGCGGGTTTAATGTATGCCCAATGGCAAAACTAGCACAATGCGAAAATGCTTGCTTGTATAGTGCTGGTAGGGGGGCATTTACCAGTATTCAAAATGCTCGTATTGCTAAAACCCAATACTTTTTTAATGATCGTCAAAATTTTATGCTTAATTTGGTACTCGATATTCAAAAGGGTATCAAGCAAGCAAAAAAGCAAAATCTTACCCTCTTGATCCGATTAAATGGTACAAGCGATATTAAATGGGAAAATGTCTATTTCGATTATGAATTCATGAATGGCAAAATTAGATCGATCAATATTTTTGATCTATTTCCCGAAGTACAATTTTACGATTATACAAAAATTGCAAATCGGATTGACATCCCAAAAAACTATGATCTTACTTATTCATATAGTGGAGTAGTGACATTCCAAAAATATGTTAAAAAAGCAATCGACAATAAAATGAGAATTGCAACAGTATTTAGAAGAGTAGAAGACATCCCTACAGAATTTTTAGGTTTGCCAGTAGTAAGCGGGGATAATTCAGACATTCGACACCTAGATAAACCCAATAGCATTGTGGCATTGTATGCTAAGGGTAAAGCCAAAAAGGATACGAGCGGATTTGTGGTAGATACAATCTAGAGTATTGACTATTAGGGCATTGACTCAATGCCCTAATGGATCATTATTCGATGATCAATAATATAGGAGAGTAAAAAAATGCAACGATCAATTTCTAGTATTGCTTACGATATCAAGCGGGTTTGGGCAAAACCTTATTTTGGTGCTAAACCTTATTTGGATGCCATGACACAATTAAACAATATCAACGACAAATATATTCATGACGATGCAAAAAGCGTGATTATGTACTTTTTAGCGAATGCCAGTACTTTTAGGGGCAATGATGCCAAAGTGTTAAAAGCAGAATTAAAAGCAATGTTAAAACACTAAACCAGTAAACCCCAATAAACCCCTAGTTTTCTACTAGGGGTTTTTTTATGCCCAAAAACTGACCATAGGGTAAACCCCTATTGACATTTTTAATTTGCCTATTTTTTAGGCAGCCTGGCCAGGGTAAACCCTAACGATCAGATCGTGCCATATTCAACGATCACAAACCACCTAATGCATATGGATCAACTAAGCATAAAACCGCTCTATGCTCGTTTTAATCGGTTTTGGAGGGTTTAGTTAAAATCTATCGATCATGCTATGGCAGCATTAGGGTAAACCCCTATTGACCAGCCCCGTTTTTTGGTATAGTGCTGGTCTTAGGGTAAATACCTATTGACAACCCCAAAATGCGCCAAAACCATAGGGGAAAACCCTAACGATCAGAATGCCCCATATTCAACGATCACAAACCACCTAATGCATATGGATCAACCCCAATCAAAACCGCTCTATGCCCCTAAAAACCAGTTTTAAATCGATATAGTTAAAACCTATTGAAATCCTGGCCTCGATAGTAAGGGAAAGTCCTAGTATGAATTTTATACCAATATGATATTTTAATGGTAGGGCAATTGTTTTTATTTTGATCCCAGCATTTTAAGGGTAAACCCTAATAGGAGAAATTATGCAACATATTGAATTAAATTTAACAATTAGGCAAGCGGATTTAGTTTTATCCGCATTGCGTAGTCAATTAAGGGAATTAAATCATTCTCTTAATAATGATGTGTTAAGTAGTGCGGAGTCTATTGACATTCAATCAAGTGCGAATGTCATTAGATCGACAATGCAAGTATTAAAAGATTTAATTTATAAAGCAGAAAGGGGAATTTAATATGTCATTAGTAAAAAATGCATTTCCACGATATGACGACACCCTCCCAGTACTGGAGGGGTTTTCTGATTATTCATATAAGAATGATGCTTGCCCATGTATTGGTAAGGATTTTGGTAACGAGCAATATTTAATGATCTATTGCGATTACAAAAATCCAGAGTTAAGCGAGTGTCATGATGGAGGCGAAAAGTATTATCGCTATTGTGTAATGCTCGATTTGGCAATGGATCGCAAACAAATCAACCCAAAAGTATTGGGTAATTTTGAAACCATTGACGAAGTAAAGCAATTGGTTTTAAATAAAACTGTAGAAGATTTTATTAACATGGAGGAGGTATAAAAATGGATAGTTATCAAGCAGTAGGAATTGCAGAGGGTTTTATTGAGTGCGATGACGAGGATACAGTTTTTGAGGCTTGGCAATACTTGCATGACACTCGATTGGGTTACCAGTTACAAGGGCATTTTGGTAGAACCTTAAACCAATTGATTAGTGCGGGTTTAATTGTCAACAACCCCCCTAGGGCAGCCTGACTAGGGTTTACCCCTATTGATCTACTAAAAACCATTCTATAGAGTGGTTTTTGTTGGAGTCAGTAGTTTTTAATCAACAATTGGAGAGTAGTATGAAAAAATTTAGCGAAGGCAACGGATGGGAAGATCGTGAATTATTTCATGGTGATTATTTTTTAGCCGATGGTACTGGGTGGTTTCATTCCAAACATTTTTCAGTCAGAATTATTTGTAGTGAAAATTCTTGTTTGACTGAAGTATTTAATCGTAATGGTAAAGCACCACTTTTTAGCAACACAACCTATTTAAAGGAGATAGCATGAATTTTCAAATTAAAGGTTTTAAATCATGGGCAACCGATGATGGTGGCGGATATCAATTCAACCTATATCTTGATGGTAAAAAATTTGCGTATGTCCACAATGATGGCAATGGTGGGTGCATTGATATGAAATTTTATGATCTTAAATTTATGGGTGGGCAATACGGGTGGGATGAGTCGCCCTCCGCCATTGTTTGGAATAAGTATGTCAAATCACTAGGGCAATGGAAATCCAGTTTTGGCGAGATCAATGGCACAGAATTTTTTGATCACGATACTGATACTGCAATTGGCATATTGGTAGAAGAGTACGAAATGTCTAAGCATCGCAAAAAGGGTATTTTGTTTAAGTTGTTGACTGATAGCGAAAATGCATTTCGCACAATCAAAACCCATGACATGGATTTGGCAACGAAACAATTAAACAAAATGTTTGGCGAGGGTAAATACCAATTTATTTAATGTTGCCTAGTAGTGCATTCTATGAGTGCATTACTGGATCAATATTGATCATAAGTTTACAGGGAGTTAACATGGCAAAAAAGAAAATCAATGTAGTACGCATCACGACACAATTTGATTTGATGGTGTCGGATGATTATCTTGAAAAACTGCGTAGTATGCCCATTCAATGGGCGATTCTAAACAATTGTTTTCGTACCAATGGTATGAATGTAATCTCAGCAAACATGGAGGTATTAGAAAATGCAATATCCAATTAATCTAAGTAAAGAAACCGAAAAATTATTCTTATGTGAATGGAATGGTGGCGAGATCATCGAAATTCATACTGTCAATTCGTTCTATCACCAATATAAAGATACCAATGT